TGTGCATACGCAGGGTATGTCACATACTTGCCCATCTCAGGAAGGTCAAGGTTGTCACCAACAAGCGCAATAACTTCAGGTTGTAAATCTTCAATTACCTTGATGCAAATTTCAAGTGCTTTTTCATCATGCGTTGGTTCTAATACACCCTCACGGTTGCGGTAGTATCCAATTTGAATGTCAGGTGGAACTACGCAAGTTTTAAACGTAGTTGCTTTCTTTTTCTTTGCTTTAGGTGTTGGCAATTTAATTGCAGGACCTTGTTGAATAACAGGCCATTCAGGACCAGTTTCCCACTTAGGAGAAAACTGAATTGCAGCAAGGTCATGAACTTGTGCTTCACCGTCTGCGTCCTTTGTAAGTGCTTGATACAACTTGACACGTTTAATGTCACCAATCTCGTTGATATCAATGTTCTTTTTTTCAAGCATTTCAACTAATTTGCCAAGCAATTTAGTTTTGTCCTGAGATGGTGTTGTTAAATCCGATTCTAAACTACTCACAGTAGCACTCCTTATTTACATGTCGTTGTACAGTACTTACACTAACTTGATATCCGTTTTTACGCAACACTTTAGAAAGCCAAACAGAACTATACACCTTGCTCTTACCTTGAGCATCAGATTCACGCACAAGTTCAACTGCTTTTACAAGTGCGTCCTGCTCGTTAGTAGGAAGGTCTTTAACAATCCTACCTATCTTACAAGGTGATGTTTTTGTGGTTTTTAATGGGTTGAGTAAATCGTTTAATAATGAGTCATTAGACAAATTGTGCTCCAGATTGTTAACTTATTATTTTGCTTCTTTCCTTTGCGTGTACTCTACCACGGCTTGAGGTACATTATCACCACATACGTAACGAAGATGCCAAGGTTCTTCAGGAACAACTTCCCATGAGAAACCAAACTTCTTTACGTTGGCAATCAACCAGTTAAGACGCTTTGGTTCTGACGCTGAGTGAACGTCAACGGCAATACCAAGGTTATGCTGAGACTTACCAGGGGTAGCAAGCGTTGCCATGCCCTTCTTCAAGTACCAGGTCTTTCCTTCAAAGGTCTTGGTCTTTCCAGTTCCCGTATCCTCAAGGCTGTAGCGTTGTAGGAAGCCCTTCTTTTGCAATTCGTATTCACGGTATGTGTCACCTGCGGAAGTCGGTTTTAGTTCAATACCTTCAGCCTTAGCAGCAGCAACCATCGCAGCCCATGCCTGTGCTGCAATATGGTGAAGTTTTCCACCGCCTACTGCTGGAACGAGGAGGTTTGCTGGCAACTTTCCAGGAGTTACTCCCTTAAGGTCTTTTGGCAATACTACGGGAACAATGTAGTCCCAAGCAACTTTACTCATACAGTCTCCTCGTTATCAGGTATTCCGTTACCATTTTTATCTTCGGCGTTTCTACCAGTTGAAATCATCAAACCAGCAAGTGTTCCAGTAATAAATGTTGCCACTGAAGAAAGAACACTAAAGAACATCTTATCATTCTCTGCTTGAGCACCGATAGGCTGTGTAACAAACACAAGCGCCCAAAGGACTCCAACTGTGGTGATGAGTAGGACAAAACCAAGCATACACCCGATTACAAACTTCAAACGGGCATCTAGTTCTGCTGAGGTTAACCGTGGTTTTATGGCTTTCATGGGGCTACTGTCTCCTGTGTTGGGATTAACTCATTTAATTCTGGGTTTACTAAACCTTCTAAGGTTGGGTCAAAACCTAGTAATGTGTCTGGGCATGCCCCATCTACTTGGCATGCAGGGCGTTGGCACTCAGGCTTTTCCCAGTTTGCTGGGTCTTGGCACTCATAACGGTACTTACCGTCATAGCCACAACTTGCCAAAAGCAGTACTGAAATAAAGAATAACTTTTTCATTTCTTTCCTTTATCCATATGCCAGTCAATGTGGCTGTTTAAACGACCTGCTACGTTTTCAACACCTTGACGAACCTTACGTAGTTCTGCCATTACGTTTGCGTGATCTTGGCGATTTTCTACCCTGAAGTTTTTGAATTCCCTTATAAGAAAACCGACTCCAGTTCCGACTACGGGTATAGCAGCCGCAACAACAATCGCCCAAGCATCGGTCATTGGTCACTCCCCGAAGTTCTTTCCACGGAGTGCAATCCCACTATTGCCACCACGAAGTTGTTTAATTTCTGAATAGTCCATACGACGCTGAATGTCTAGGTCGTTAAGGTTTTGTGGATTAGCCTTGTTGTATATGTGTTTAGCCCTGCTACGCATGCGAGAGGTGTCCATAAAACGAATACGAGGGGTAACACCAGCACCTTTAAGATGCACAAAAGCCTTATGGGGCTTAAAGTGGTCTAATGGTTCTTGGACAACTTTAGAACTACTGGATTCTCTACGGATTGATGTGTAACCACCACCAATAAAACCAGTCCTACGTCCAGTGTCAGTTGGAGTAAATTTGTTTTTAATAGCAAAGTCATAACCCATGTTTTTATGGGAATGTTGCGTATTATAAAACTCTGACCAACGGGCTTGGCGCATTGCGCTAAAGTCATAAAGACCACCACCTTGGCGTGAACCACCAATGGGGATACCCGATAACGAAGTAGTTAGGGGTCTAATAATCCTTCTGGGGTCGCCACTGCGCCCCCGTGGACTAGCGCCTGTACTGGACATGACTATTAGTAATTAGTCGTACTGCGACTAATTAATCAGTCAAATACTACAGTTGGGTTTGGTCGGTTCATGTGTGCGCCGCTGTTGTATTCCATCTCAAATGATGGCATACCGTCGCCAGCAACCGCACCAGTAACGAAGTCAGAGAGAAGCGCAGGGGCTTCAACCCATGATGCAGAACCCACGTGAGCACGTTCACGCATAGTTTCTTCAGCATGTTTAAACACGTTCTCTGGGTTTGGTTGGTTTTGACGCATTGGCGATGGTGCTGTATCAAAATATGCTCCACGACTAAAATCGTTTGGAACATCTGTGTCAGTTGCCACACCTTCTTCAAAACGCAATGGACCTTTGTTGCCAGGGATGCTTGGAGCATAGGACTGCTCAAACATTACTGGGGTCTTCTCTGGAAACATCGGTGATGGTGCTACGTTCATTATTATATTCCTCCAAATGTGAATATTCGGTAGCACAACTTTACCATTTTTTTAGTGCACATATTATCTAAAAAACGGAGAGTACCCTACTTGTATCTCTGGCATGGTCTCAAAAATGCTCATAGAGCATGCTAAGGCGAGGGAATCGGGGTAGTCGTCAAATGCTCCCTTTTCATCAGGTGCGGCTGCCAGAAGGTAGGGACCTTTGTAAACCTTTTCCAAATCGCTCATTTGTTGGTTAAAACGCTTCCATGTGCGTGTGCGACGGGCTTTTGAATGGGCAGGGATTACTAACTGCTCTCGTTGAATAAGTTCAGTTAAGTGCACCCACCGTTCGTGCTGTGCCTTAGAATCAGATGACATTGCTATAACGTCAATATCAGGAAGAAGTAGTTGTAGACGTTCTGCTACAGCACCTCCAACACCCTGTGAGTCTACCCCTACACGCATCACTTCGTAGTGTCGCAAGAAGTCAACTATTTCAAAGTATTGTCTTTCCCACTCTTGGTTGTTAATTTCTAACCAATTAAGGATTCTATGTTCGTGGAATCCAAAGGCATCAGGATGGTCCCAATCCACCCATACAACCGTCACCACCGTAGAGTCTGTTTGTCGGGCAACGTCAATACCAACGACTACCTGTGTTCTCCACCATTCTTTGATTAACGGCATAGATTGGTCATATAGACGTTCCATGCGTTCTTCAGTAACAAACATACCTTTTTCAAGAATCCAACGATTACAGTACGACATTTGAAATTCGTCGGAGTCTTCACCAATACGCAGTTTTTCTTTAGCAATAAACTTTCCATAGTTGTTGTTGTACTTAGCCGCTACCTTATGATCGTACTCAAAATGGGCTTGTCGGTAGCGTTTTCCAGCATTTACTAAACGCCGTTTGTTAAATTGAATCATCTTATAAAAATAAGATTTATTACGGTTAGCAGTACCAGTTAAACAAATGGTTCCGTTATTAAACGCCAACATCGGTTTAATTGATTTGGTAATCATTACTTCATCGGCTTCTTGAGCCTCGTCCACAATTACAAAATGATAAGTTTTTGATTCAATCTTTGCTTTTGGGTTACAAGTTTGCATACGGCAAAGAGAACCAGAGTTCTTAAGGTTAATGATTTTACCCTTACCACGAGCACCACCAGACGCTGCTTTGTCACCAATTTCTGGGTCAAGTAGGAAATTCAAAGCGTGATCGCTTGTAAGTTTTGTTACGATACGGCTGAACACAGTATCTGCTTGGTCTTCAGTTGGGGCAAACACACCACACCAAAAACCTTTATCAAACTTGTCTAACCATGTTGGGTACACTGGAGCAAGTTTTGGAAGGATAACCATTAGGGAAGCCATAACCGCAGACATAACCTCCGACTTACCGCTCTGTCGTGTTGCTATAACGGTTAATTCATCTCCATCGCCTAAGATTACAGATTCAATTAGTCTGTAAGCAATGGGTATTTGATAAGGAAAAAACTCAACATCACAAAATTCTTCAGTAAATATAAGGATGCGTTTTACCAGCATGTCAACAAACTCAGCAGACGTTTCATCTAATTCTGGTGCCAGTTCTTCAATATCTAGAACTTGCTGAAGTTCGTCTAATTCTGGGTCTGTTTCTTGCATTATTTGCCTTCTTTAATTCTTTCACAAAGCGCAGTATGCAATTCATTAACAATATTAATGAGTTCTGTTACTTCTTCAAAATTACCATTATGAAACCTGTATTTATCAAGAGACCCGCCTAACTCCATCAGGCTTGTGTCAAGCCAATTAAGTAGCGATGGTTTATCCATCTTTCCAATACGGGAAGAATTATTTGTGTTATCTACTACTTTTTTCCAAATACTCATTACCATGTTCCTATTTCAGTTGGGTCATAATCTAGGTTGCGACCATTGACTACGGACAACAATCCTTGTTCTTCACTATCGGTTGGGTACTTTTTACAAATACCTATTTGAAATATGTATTTTTTATACTTAAATTGGATGCCTTTACCTTTTCTCCAATACCCACCTATTTCGTGCATAAATGCTTTGCAGACTTTTGGAGTATTTTCTTTTGCAGTATCTCTATAAATCCAGTAAAGTTTTCCAACACCTTGTACAACATTTAGTTTCTTCATTAGTCCAGTCTAATACCTGCCGAGTCAGTTAGGCTACTTGGACTGAAATCTCCAAAGTATTTAGCAACTTCTTCAGGAGTTGCTGGTCTGTGGGCGGTATTTAAAGTTGTATTAATAAAATGACCTTTTGAAGAACTGTTAGCAAATTGTTTGTAGGTTTCAAAACTGAATGGACCGTATGCCCAGTCAGTACCACGCTTTCCTTTTTTATGAAACCTAACGTAAATAAACCCAACCTCTGCTCCATAAATGTTAAACAAAGGTTGGTCAATTACAAACTTGTGAGAACATAGACGAGTACTTGCCGAAGGTCCCTGACCATAGTTTCTGGGGTTATCTGGCTTGTTGGCAATTTGGGCAACGTGTACAGTGTCAAGAAACGGCAACTCATCTACACGGCGTTCACGATTAGTTTCTTCGTTTAGTACTGGTTTGCCACTTTCGTCAACCTCTGCACCACCAGCAATGCGCTGTTTGCTTATGCCACGAAGGGTTTCTTGACGTGCTTGGTCAATAGCATCATATTTCTTTTGCTCGTCCAGCATCTGCTGTCCAAGATTGAAATTAGGGTTAAGCCCAGGTCTGCGTCTTGCCATAACGCTATTTTACCGTATTTATTTAGTACATTATATAAAATGTTTCAAGATAGCCGTGGTCGCCAGAACTACCCAACAGATGTTGAACCAGATAATGGTTGGCATGGTCTTGATTGTTGAGGTAATAATCAAAGCGATGCTTGATGCAAGGGCAAAAATGTACAACCACCACCATTGTTTCCCAAAAATAAGACCTGGAAAGATAATTGAAATCTTGGTCATAAACGCCCAAGCCTCAATAGTGTTTACCTTGTTCCAATAGTCCTTATCACCCCATCGCTTGGTGACTTCTACTATTTCAGATGGTTTTAGCATTTACAATTCTTCCATT